CCCGCCACGCTCACCAGTTCGCCTTTGTGGTGTTTTGCCAGTGCGTCGGCCTGTCTGCCAAACGCCAGGACAGATAACCACATCGTCGCCGTTCCGTCATCTGCCTGGCTGCACGGCAGGGGAACCGCCATACTCGCCATCGCCATTTGTGTCCCTTTGCTGGTGGTCTTTAACTGCGGGTCAGCCACCAGCCGCCCGTAAGCCGCTATCTGTGCTGTCATGCTGTCTGCTCTCCGGTTTTAACGTTGATGGTTGTCACCTGTTCCGCTTCGGCAATCTCCCGTTCTGTCAGCGTGGCAAAGTTTGCCGCTGCCGTGGTCATGAATGCGCTTACCAGTTCGGGATGTGCTTTTGCGTACCCTTCTCCCGCGTTGCGGTCGATGATTTTTATCGCCACCCTCAGCCAGTGTTCTGTCAAATCAAGGGCGTGAGATTGTGGTTTTTTTGCGTGCTTCGTTGTCACAGGCTTTACCTCACAGCAATAAAATAAAATTTTTGCATTTTAACCCTTCACCTGTTCACCTTTTGAGATTTTCCCTTTTTATTCATAATGTTAAGGGGTGAACAGTTTCACAAAAACTATTCACCAACTGTTCACCACTGTTCACCCTTAAAGCTCAATAAATAATCAAAAAGGTGAACAGTGAATAGTTTGGTGAACAGTTCACAAATAACTGTTCACCCTATAATGTACTGATATAAAAGATATTTATAACAGGGTGAACAGTGGTGAACAGTTATTCCATAAGTTTAATTTTTGCTGTCGTCATTTGTGACCGATGCACATGATGGCATCCAGTCTTCTGAATCCTCTGTCAGTGTCACATTTGAACGCAAACCGTGCTTCGTTTTCCGTTTTATATACTCCCTGCCATATTCCGCCATTGCCCCCGGCATATCTTTACCGAAGCGCGTCAGTGTTACAGGTTTACCGAATCCGTGTGCCCTCATATATGCCAGATAGGCGTGATAAAGATACCTGCGCGGACTGAACGGAATAATTTCGGCATTACCCACTAACAGACCATCACACATTACCGACGACATGAGATAGCCACAGAAGTCCACCAGCGAATCGCCCTCGCGTTTTATCACCAGAGCTTCTTCTGATTTCTGCTGCTCATACAGCAGGCGTTTAGCTTCGTCCTGGTCAGAAAAACGAGTAAGCAGATGGCGAATCACAACCGCCAGCTCTCCTTCTATTTTTTCTGCCAGCATGGGGTCGCGCTCGTTCTCCGGTACAACCTCCGAAAAATTGAATATCACCCGACGACGTGAGATCCCCCCGCTGCGGTCACTGAATGACATGGCGTTATTGTTCACCGCCAGCACGACCGCCTGAATGCGTGTTGAGTAGGGGGCTTTATGCTTCGGGTCGATTGCCACCTTGTCACCGCCTGTAATAGCCTTAATTCCTGCGCCATCACCAGCGTAGCGGGTCATATCCGGCATGATAATCAGCGAAAAGCCAACCACTAACGCGCGTTCCCTTGCATCTTCCAGCGCCTTCATGCTTGCCGATACTGTGTTGGCCTTACCCGCCAGCATGGTGCAAATCTCCGCCATCACGCTTTTACCACTTCCCCCTGGACCTGTTACCTCAATGAATAACTGCCAGTCGTACCGGTTCGCCAGCACCATGAATAATGCAGCCAGCACGCGATCCGTCTTGCGGTCATTCTCTGCCACCGAGCAGCGTAACCACTTCCAGAAATTCGGCGCATGTGTTGCCAGCGTTTCCCCCTCTGCTGGTGGGCTGAAAGGTAATTCACTGGCAATTAACAACCAGTCGTTTTTGTTATGCTCCCGAAAATTACCTGTTCTGGTATCAAATACCCCGTTACTGAATCCAATCAGGTTACGGGCTGTATTCCCCATTACAGGCAAACTTAACTTCATGGTATCGACCGCCGATTTAATGGCGTTCTGCGAATAGCTGATCTCCGCATCAATGAAAATCTGCGCCATAGCACGCTGTAACTCTTTATCCTGAATCGGCTCCCATACAACGCCGTTGTAATGGTGAACAGTGTCAGAGTCGGCATGAATCGCCAGTTCACCGCCATAATGTGCCAGGAGAACTTCGCCGCGCTGGCTTGCTCCCATCTGGTTAAGCGCCAGTGGTGCGGCGCTGTCTTCTGTTTTTTTCTTAACAGGAAGCTGAATCACCAGACCATCAGAAAGATTCTGGCGCTCACGGGCCAGATATTCGCGCCAGTTCTGCACCTCCTGGCCGTGCATACCCTCAGGATAAAAATTTGCATCCTGTACGCCTGCCGCCGCCAGCTTCTGACCAATCGCCTTTATCATTACTGGCGCAAGATATCCGGCCCTGAATATGCGCACGGATTTTCTGCCTTCCGGCACAATTTGCAGCTTATCCAGTTCGGATAACTGCTGCTCCCCAAGCCACACAGGAGGCTCATTATCTCCGGCCATACGCGCGTCATGTTCCTGCCATTGTTTTGCGTGTGACCAGGCATCACTACCCGCAAAAATAATGACTTCTGTTTCTTTGTGTTTTATGCCGCGTGACTGCTGTTTTACGTTCGGTGCCAGTTTCATTTTTTACCCCTGAATCCGTTAATCATGGTTTTCAGCTTCTGGATGTTTGCCCGTGCCCTGGCGTTGCTGGTGGACACGTTATGCGGCGCGGTCTGTACCAGAGAAAAATCACGCCGGAACTGATAAACAGGCATCACGCAATCATATTCGTAACCTTCACGGCGGTAGGTTACGCGCCGTTCTTCCACGTCCTTAATCATTACCGTGCCGCCGTACTGGTCGCGGTAAATATCGCCGCGCGTAAATTTAGGGTGAGTGTTGCCACTGGCAGTTAAGCCAGAATATTTAAGTTTCATTATTTTTATTCTCCGGTGTGCTGTTCTTTATATCTGTCGTGCAATAGATCTATTTCTTGCAGTTCCATTATTACAGGCTCAAGAAGCGTTATTAATGCCGTGGCAATTCTTGATTTTTGTTTGTCGCGTTCATTGTCGCCAAGTGTTTCAAGCCATATGCGCAATATTTCCAGCATGTTTTCACTGTGAGAAAGTGCAAGAAATGCGCGGCCTATTGTTTCGTGGTAAATATCACGCATGGCTTACATCCTCAGGAAATTTTCTTCTATAACGCGCCTCTGCCACATATTCCGCATAATCGGCGGCGATATTCAGTACATCAAGCCCCGTTGATTTATATTCTCTCGTGGAAAGTAAGAAAAAAGCCGCTCTAATAAGCTCTGGCATTGACGAAAGCGCATCAGCCGCATCATCAGGAACGCCGGAAAATTCCTGTTTCAGGGAATTAAAACGATCATCACGCATAACCCCCCCCATTTTCACAATCAGCAATCAGGATGGCTTTAGCCTCATTCAGCGCCATATCAGCACTAAATTGCATAAGAGCCAGTGAGTGAGGAACGAAAGCCCCGGTATATTCTGTTTCGCTGGTGGCGTGCTTATGCGCCTTGTCTGCGATAACAGAAATATCAATCAGCGCGTGCATCAGCGTTTTGATGGCTTCGGCGGCTGCGTCCGGTGTGGTTTTATTGTGCATAGGTTTCCCCCTGGCGAATACGGGCGGCGAATACCATCACGCAGCCATCAGGAGATTGCTGACGCGCTTCCTGTTCGCTGGTGGCCTCAATGGTAATCACGCGCGGTTGTGCCGTGCTCAGGGCGATAAAACGCCAGATGTATTTATTCAGGTTGTACGAGTCCCGCCCTTGCGGGTGTCTGGTATAATTTCTCATAGCTGCCTCGATACTTCTGCTATCGTTGGTGGTTAGACGCCCTGCATGTGTTGCGAGCACTGCGGGGCGTTGCTTAATTTGAGTGACAAAACTCAAACTGTGCGCACAGATTAAAATCATGTGTGCGCACATGTCAATACTTAACATCTCATTTTTTTTGCTGTATTGTGTGCGCCCATAAAGTCCATTTAAGTGAGGTGCATCAATGTCTAGCGGTAACACAAACAACAAATCAGCAAAGAAAAATATTCGATTCCCACATGAGCTTATAGATGGGATTGATGCCAGCGTTGAACAAGAAAAATTAACTAATCCTAGTGCTAATTTTTCCGCATGGGTCTTAGATGCCTGTGGACGCAAATTAAAATATGAACAGCGCCGGAAGGCCAAAGAATCAGAATAATCACTATCAGCGCCGTGGTGTGAGTAACTACGGCGCATTGCTATGCAGGGCAACACAATGACCGATAAAGAATTGACCAAAACATTATCACCGACACGGAAAAGACGGCGCAGAAAGATAGAGCATGAATCAGAAAGATTCGCACCTTGTTCGTTTGCTCTTGAGAAATTCCTTAAAGAGCGCAGGAAAAAACTCTCGTTGCAAACCTTGGAACGAACCAAATCTGACTGATCACATTGCCCACCAGCCGCAAATGTGGCATTGTTGGTGATGCTTTTGTTTTCCCTTGTTCCCACTGGCGACCCTTTTGCGGTCGCCTTTGTTTTGCCTGTTATCCGGCAATAGTGGCGCTTCACCACACGGTTGATATAATTCCCCTGCACTGATCCATTTTTTTCGCAGCAGGTTAATTGTTCAGAAAGGCGGTTCCTTATCGGGGCCGCTTTTTTTATGCCTGAAAATACCCGATAACATGGCTTTTTAGTTTCACCAGGACGAACGAAGCCCCGCCCCTGTTCGGGCGTATATCCAGTATTCATGGTTAGATCTCTGTGTTAGTGGATGGGTGGCGGCGGTGCGCCGCCAGCCTGATTAGTGAACTGCCTCGCGGCTGTCCTTCCATGCCAGAACTTCGGATAAAGACCAGCCAACGGAACGACCGCCGAGTTTACGCCGTGATGGGAATTGTCC